CGGTTACGAAATTCAGAGCCGATCCCGAAGGGATACTACCTGTCACCGTCCTGAGACGGCCACCCCGGTTGCAGGGTGTATATGTAGGAGACAAGCCTGTCTACCTACTGTAAAATAGCTTTATACTTGGTTAATAGTAAAGGAATCGTCCTATTATTTTAAAACCATTAAATACATTATAAAAAATGATTATATGTCTGCTCAAAGAAGGATGGTGCGTTGACGTACCAAGTGAGATTGAAATCCTCACCAGTGGCAACGTATTGAAAAATTTGAATATTGCCTTCTTCTTTAAGTGTGCCTATATAAGTGTCCAAATGATGCGTTTGATCGGGATACTGATCCGCAGTGACGATGCTAGAAGCATCCTCGAACTTTTTATCACTATAATATGGAAGTTCTACCTCAAGCACGGGAACTGTGCGAGAAGTGAAAGCACTCCCGTTGTGTCCTGTCTCTTGCACCCCTGAATATGCACCATGCTGGCTCGAAGTAGCCGAATCTAATCGGGTTATGGAGGAACCAAACGATGGTGAATGATTGGCCTGACCACGAGAAACAATCATGGCTGTAGGGTTAGAGTTCGCATAATGCCCCAACATATATTTATAACGAATTCCCCCTCTTCGAGCGGCATAAGCAGGAGTCATCCAATTCAGCAATGTCCTACCAGCTATATTGTAATTTACCGAATTCAACCCGCCGGAACGAGGATTTTGGTACATACCATTCGTTTCGGCACGTCCATTATACATTGGAAAGTTAGGTAAATTCAATCGATATCTAACTGATCTACCAACAAAAGTGCTGGTGTTATTTTGAACAAAAACACTACTCAAATTATAGCGTTTAAACATATCACGAAATGAATCAAAAGTTTCACCATGGTAAACTAAAGACAATGCATTGGATTTGCTGGGTTCCCCTATAGGCTCCAACATTTCAGAACCGGTATGACCCGGCTTAGAAGCTTGAGCAGCTTTAGCATTATTCAAAATGCCACTTTGTGATGAGACATCATCAATAATGCCGCCTTGCGACCAAGGTTCATTTACTTCCAACGTAGTATGTACAAAGCTTCCGCCGAATGCTGTCCTTTTAATCATGTAATCATCAGGAACAGCGACTTCATAATCTTCGGCCCCACTAATGAAAGTGAGAATGGAAACCTTGTTTGTTAAATCTTCATCTGGGCCAGTAAGTTCATTTAAAACATAAATCCGTAATTGTCCATTTGAAAATTCGGATTGGTCAAGGGGAAGGACCATATTTTTAGCTATGCCTAATGATGTTGGAGATTCCGGCACCCTTGCCCATGATTTTTGCTGAAACCAATA